CAAGGCTTGAATATTGAATATAATACTGTTAAGACAGTGAAACTGGAGAAAATAAATGGCAGAAATAGACAAGTCTTTACCAAACGTAAAGCAGACAATAGAGATACCTAGTCCCGACGAAATTGCAGTAGAAGTAGAAAAAGAGCAACAAGAACCGGACACACCTATTAATATAAAACCAAACGAAGACGGTAGCGTTGATATAGACTTTGATCCTAATGTCGGAAGCCAAGAACAAGGACAAGACCATTTTGCAAATCTTGCAGAATTATTACCAGACGAAGTTTTATCACCAATCGGTAATGAGTTGTATGATAACTATGTTGATTACAAATCAGGAAGAAAAGATTGGGAAAGTTCTTACACAAATGGTTTAGAACTTTTAGGATTTAAGTACGAAGAAAAATCAGAACCGTTCAAAGGTGCATCAGGTGCAACGCATCCAGTTTTAGCAGAAGCAGTTACACAGTTTCAAGCGTTAGCTTACAAAGAATTATTACCATCACAAGGTCCAGTTAGAACACAAATTATTGGAACACCAACACCAGATAAAGAACAACAATCTTTACGTGTTAAAGAATTTATGAATTATCAAATTATGTCAGAGATGAAAGAGTATGAGTCTGAGTTTGATCAAATGTTATTTTATTTACCACTGACAGGTTCTACATTTAAAAAAGTTTACTACGATGAAATGATGCAGCGAACAGTTTCTAAATTTGTTCCTGCGGACGATTTAGTTGTTCCGTATACAGCTACCTCATTAGATGATGCGGAAACAATTATACACGTTGTCAAGATGTCTGAGAACGAACTTAGAAAGCAGCAAGTCGCTGGATTCTACAGAGACGTTGAATTAACTCCAGGACAAGACAACGAAACAGATGCACAAAGAAAAGAGCGTGAACTAGATGGAATGGCCAAAGGCAGAAACCAGCCCATGTTCACTCTCTTGGAGTGTCATGTTAATTTAGATATCGAAGGGTTTGAAGATACAGATACCCAGGGACAAGCGACAGGGATCAAGCTGCCTTACATCGTGACAGTTGAAGAAGCATCTCGTGAAGTATTATCAATTAGAAGAAACTACGAAGTAGGTGATGCAACTAGAAGTAAGATACAATATTTTGTACATTTTAAATTTTTACCTGGTTTAGGATTTTATGGTTTTGGTTTGATACACATGATTGGTGGTCTATCAAGAACTGCAACTGCAGCTTTAAGATCGCTCCTTGACGCCGGAACCTTTTCGAATCAGCCATCAGGATTTAAAATGCGTGGTATAAAATTACGAGACGAAGCTCAACCATTACAACCGGGTGAGTTTAGAGATGTAGATGCACCAGGTGGTAATCTACGAGATGCGTTTATGCCATTACCGTTTAAAGAACCATCACAAACACTATTACAATTAATGGGTGTTGTTGTGGGTGCAGGACAGAGATTTGCATCTATTGCTGACTTACAAGTTGGCGAAGGCAATCAGCAGGCAGCAGTTGGTACAACAGTTGCCATGTTAGAAAGAGGATCTAGAACAATGTCAGCGATTCATAAAAGATTGTATGCTTCTATGAGACGCGAGTTTAGTTTAATGGCTAGAGTTTTTAAACTTTACTTACCTCCAGTTTATCCATATGATGTTGTTGGCGGTCAAAGACAAATCAAGCAAACTGATTTTGATGACCGAATAGATATATTGCCAGTTGCGGATCCAAATATCTTTTCACAGACGCAGCGGATATCACTCGCTCAAACGGAAATGCAACTGGCAGCTTCTAATCCTGCTATTCACAATCAGTATGAAGTTTACAGAAACATGTACGAAGCGTTAGGTGTAAAAGATATAGATTTAATTTTAAAAAAACCACAGCCACCTATGCCAAAAGATCCAGCACTAGAACACATTGATGCTTTGGGTGGTGTGCCTTTTCAAGCTTTTCCTGGTCAAGACCATCAAGCACACATCACAGCGCATTTAAATTTTATGGAAACTAACATGGTGAAAAATTCACCTGTGATTGGTGCTGCGATACAGAAAAATATACTAGAGCATATTAGTTTGATGGCACAAGAACAGATTGAAATGGAGTTTCAACAAGAATTACCACAACTTGCACAGATGCAACAGATGGCACAGCAAAATCCACAGCTACAACAACAAGTTAGAATGCTGTCAGAGAAGATTGAAGCTAGAAAAGCAGTTCTAATATCAGAGATGATGAGTGATTTTGCAAAAGAAGAAAACAAAATTACATCTAGATTTGATAATGACCCTATTGCAGCTTTACGATCAAGAGAAATAGACCTACAAGCTAGAGAAAATGAACGAAAAGAGCGTGAAGGTAAGGAAAGATTAGACTTAGATCGTATGAAAGCGATGATGAATGATCAAAATCAAGATGAAAAACTAGAACAGAACGAAAAATTGTCTAAATTAAGAGCTGACACGTCAATTCAAAAAACAATTTTAAGTAAAACTATACCATCAACAGATAAAATACCAGATCAAGTGTCAATAATTAGAGGAGGAGAACAATAACATGTGGTTTTCAGCACTTAAACTTGGATTAAACGCGGCAACGCATATTTACAAGAAAAAACAAGAAACAAAAATGAAAATGGCTGATGCACAACTGATGCATGCAGATAAGATGGCCCGAGGAGAGAGCGAGTACCAGGGAAAATTGTTGGAGGCCCGACAATCGGACTGGAAAGACGAGTTCGTATTGGTCGTGTTAACGCTGCCGATATTAGTGATTGCTTGGGGAGTCTTTTCGGAGGATCCGGGTGCGTCTGCAAAGATAAAAGAGTTCTTTGAGCAGTTCCAGCAGCTCCCGTCATGGTTCACAAATCTCTGGATCCTTGTCGTGGCGTCAATTTATGGTATAAAGGGAACACAAATCTTTAAAAACGGAGGAAAAAAATGAGAAAAGATTACGAAACAAGAAATAAAATGATGGGTGGTGGCATGATGAAAAAAAGAACTATGATGAAAGCTGGCACAAATGGTAAACTTAAAATGGTTTCAAAGAATGGAAAAAAAGTTCCTTTCTTTGCTGCTGATGGCAAAGGTGCTAAAGATCTTGGCAAAGCTAAGATGATGAAAGGTGGCCGTGTTAAAAAAATGGGTGGCGGTATGTCTAAGTTAAATCCAGGTCTTAGAAAATTTATGATGGCTAAGAAGAAAGCTAAATAATGGCTGGACCAGGTTTATATGCAAATATAGCAGCTAAAAAAAGAAGAATCGCTGCTGGCTCTGGAGAGAAGATGAGAAAAAAAGGAGCTAAAGGTTCGCCAACTTCAGCTAATTTTAAAAGAGCTGCACAAACAGCGAGGAAAAGATAATGACTAAACTATGTCCTAGAGGTAAAGCGGCAGCGAAGCGTAAATTTAAAGTTTATCCGTCTGCATATGCTAATGCCTACGCTTCTAAAATCTGTGCTGGTAAGATTAAAGATCCATCTGGTGTAAAGAGAAAAGATTTTAGAGGTCCTAAAAAAGCTGAAGGCGGTAGAATATATAAAGCTAAAGGTGGACTAATGGAAGCTACACAAAAACTAAAACGACAAGGTTTTGGAATGGGTGGCGCTTGCATACAAGTCAAAGGTTTCGGTAAGGCACGAAGACCAAATAAATAAAATGGCAAAGAATGGTTTAAAAAAATGGTTTGCACAAAAATGGGTAGATATTGGGAGCAAGCGAAAGGATGGTTCTTTTGCAAAGTGTGGCCGTTCAAAACAAAAAGCGGACGCAAAAAGAAAGTATCCGAAGTGTGTCCCACTTGCAAAGGCGAGACGTATGTCAGAGGGCCAAAGAAAATCTGCCGTTGCAAGGAAACGGGCAGCTGCCAATGTGGGACCAAAACCGACTAACGTAAAAACTTTTACAAAAAGAACTAAAGCTGCAAAAGGTTATTCAGCTGGATATATAGGCAAAAGTATAAACAGTGAGTATGGAGGGGTAAAACTATCTAACCCATCTTATGTTAAATATTATAAGGGCATGATTTAATGAACCTAACTAGAGATTTAGAAAAATTAAAAAAACAAAAACAGTTGAAAGAATCTGCAATTGCTCAACTTAGAAAAAGAAGTAAAGACTCTAATGCAAGACCAAAAGCAGAAAAAAATATATTATCGACTGATCCAAGAATGCAAAGAATTTAATGAGAGCCCATTATTCAAAAGGCACAATGCCTGCAAGAAACAAAAAAAATTTTAGATCTACTAAAAGTGGTGCTGGAATGACAAGAGCTGGAGTTAAGGCTTATAGAAGACTTAACCCTGGTTCTAAATTAAAAACAGCTGTGACGGGTAAAGTAAAACCAGGATCTAAAGCTGCAAAGAGACGTAAATCGTTTTGTGCTAGAAGCGCTGGACAAATGAAAAAGTTTCCTAAAGCTGCTAAAGATCCTAATTCTAGACTACGTCAAGCTAGAAGGAGATGGAAATGTTAAAAAACGGAAAAAAGAAAAAAATAAAAGGTGTAATTAAAGGTTTAAAAAAAGCTTCTAAATTACATGCGGGTCAAGCTAAAACATTAAAAGGAGTTATTAGTGGTAAAAAAACTAAATAAAGTAGCTAAAGCATTAAGTAAAGCTTCAAAGCTAATATAATTAAAAAACATATTAAGGATATGAAAAATGGCGGATCCAAAAAAAGGAACGGGTAAGAAACCACCCGGCACTGGTAGAAGACTATACACAGATGAAAATCCAAGAGATACTGTAAAGATAAAATTTGCAACACCAACTGATGCAAGAAAGACAGTGGCAAAAGTTAAAAAAATAAAAAAACCTTTTGCTAGAAAAATTCAAATATTAACTGTTGGAGAACAGCGTGCCAAAGTTATGAATAAAAACCAAGTCGCTGCTATATTTAAGAAAGGAAAGGAAGCAATAAGAAAAAATGAAAAAGGCAATACTAGACGCGCTTGAGGCAAGATACAATTCTCAAATAGCTGAGGCAGATGCAACAATAAAAATCTATTTAGAAAATAGTGTTGGTATTGGAGAGCATCCACAACACATTGATGAAGTAGATAAGCTAGTTCAGAAAATAGCTGATGCTCAAGAAAAGTTAAATGTCTTAAAAGACTTTGAACCAGAAAGGAGCATCTTATAATGGAAGATGGATTAGTAATTGTATCTAAATTACAAAAGTTAATGAGAAACAATTTACAAATTATTGGAGACACTATGATTACCGGTGGGGTTGACAATATGGAAAAATATAAGTATTTACTAGGACAAGCTAATACTTATCAAATTATGCTACAGGAAATCTCTAACCTGCTAGAAAATAAGGAGCAAAAAAATGACGAAGGAACAATCATCGACCTCAACTCAAGAGGTCCCAAAAGTTAAACTTGCACTTCAAGAAAAATACGAAGAGCAAGATAAAAAAGAAAATAAAAAACAAGAAGATTTATCTAACAAAGAATCCTCTAAGCTACCTAAACCGACTGGTTGGAGACTTTTAGTTTTACCTTTTAAAATGAAAGAAAAAACTAAAGGTGGTATAATTATGTCAGATATGACTATTGAAAGGCAACAAGTTGCCTCTCAATGTGGTTTAGTTGTTGCATTAGGTGAACAATGTTATGACAAAGAAAGATACCCAGAGGGTCCTTGGTGTAAAAAAGGTGACTGGGTTGTCTTTGCAAGATATGCTGGATCTCGTATTCAGATAGATGGTGGGGAAGTAAGATTGCTAAATGACGATGAAATATTAGCAACCATCGAAAACCCCGAAGATATATTTCATCAATATTAAACACATAGGAGAAAACTATGCCAGAAACAGAAACAGAAAATAAAAAAAATGTCCCCATGGTTGACATAGATACTTCAGGTCCTGAAGTAGAAGTTAATCTTGATGAGGAAAAGAAAGTTGAAGAACCAAAGGAAACAATACAAGTTGAGGAAGCAGAACCGAAACAAGAGATAGAAGTAAAAGAAGAAACAAAAAAAGAAGAAGAAACAGAAGAAAAGAAAAAAGAATTAGATGATTATAGTGAAGGTGTTCAAAAAAGAATTGCAAAGCTAACTAAGAAATGGCGTGAAGCTGAAAGACAAAAAGAAGCTGCCATACAGTATGCTCAAGGAGTTCAAAAAGAACAGGAAAGTTTAAAAACCAAACTATCAACCATCGAACCTAATTATGTAACTGCTATGGAAGGCAGAGTAAAATCTGGCCTACAAGCTGCTCAAGCTGCGTTAGTAAAAGCAAGAGACGAAGGCAATGTTGCAGCTGAGGTAGAGGCACAAAAAATGATTGCAAGATTAGGTGTAGAAGAGGCTAGAGTTGCTAATATTAAAAAAACAAACGAAAATAAAGCTCCGGAGACAAAATCTCCAACTTTAGAACAAGCCATTGCACCAACTCAACCACCTGCAGATCCTAAAGCTGAAGAATGGGCTGAAAAAAATCCGTGGTTTGGATCAAATAGTGCAATGACCTACACAGCGTTTGATTTACATAAAAAACTAACAGAGGAGGAGGGTTTTGACGCTCAAACTGATGAGTATTATGCAGAGATTGATAAACGTATGAGACTTGACTTCCCGCATAAATTTGGTAAAACTGAAGCAACGGTTACGACTAAGCCTACACAAACAGTCGCTAGTGCGAAGCGAAGTGTAAATACTAGTCGCAAAACTGTGAGACTCACGCCCTCTCAGGTAACAATCGCTAAAAAATTAGGTGTGCCACTAGAAGAATATGCGAAACAATTAAATATCACGAAGGAGTAAAAGCATATGGAAAATAAAAAAGTAAACTCTCGTGCGAGTCAAACAAAAGTTAAAGAACAGAAAAAAGTTTGGACTCCACCATCATCTTTAGATGCACCACCTGCACCAGATGGTTTTAAACATAGGTGGATAAGAGCTGAATCGATGGGTTTTGATGATACATCAAACATG